CAAGTCGGAACGTGGCGGCTTTAAGTAAGTTTAGTAGACACAACAAAGCCGGACATGATTTAATAACAACCTACGAAAACCCTGAACGCCGTATTGAAAAGTTCATTGAACTTACGGCGAAAGGGAAAAGAGTAATATCAACCATAGAGGAGTACTTCAATGTCAATAACCAAGAGGGGTCAGAGTTGGCAAGCATACGTTCAGGTAAACGGTGAGCGTTTACGCAAGAACTTTGCTACAAAAGCTGATGCTGAATCGTGGGAGCAATTAGTTCGCCACTCATTGAAGCTTGGTAAACCAGTTCCAGGTCTTACTATTCAGGATTCTTCGTACACTCTAGGAGAAGCTGCGGATAGAACATATAGAATGCACTGGGCAGGTGGTAAGTCAGAAGCTAAGCAGATACTTGTGATGAATGAGCTGCTGCGTTATTTCGGTAAGAACCTACCTGTAGCTGACATCACAACTCAGGTAATCGATGACTTCATCTTTGAGCAGAAGAAGTTAAAGAAAGCTAACGGAACTATTAACCGCAAGCTTGCTGCACTATCGAAGATACTCCGCTATGCACATGAGCAAGGTAAGCTAGAAACAATGCCTGTATTCCATCGTCAGAAGGAAGGTCAGAACCGTGTGCGTTGGTTAACTCAAGATGAAGAGTTACAAATCATGCGTACACTGGAGCAGTGGGGTCAGATAGATGTGTTGGAATCATTCATCGTATCAATCGATACAGGCATTCGTTATAGCGAGTTACTAAACATCAAAGCTAAGGATGTGATTAAGGAAGGCGTATACATAGGCGAGAGTAAAGCTGACATCTCTCGCGTAGTACCATTGACTAAACGTAGTCGTGAGGTGTTATCGCTCCGCATGAAAGATAAGCTTCCGAATGACAAGCTTTTCGATTACCAATATCAATTCCATCGCAGTGCCTGGGAAAGGTTGATGAATCATCTTGGCTTTGATGACGTAGTGTGGCATACGTTACGACACACAACCTGTAGTCGCTTAGTACAAGGTGGACTTCCTCTGCCTCACGTTAAAGAATGGATGGGTCATAAGGCGATTGTAACGACTATGCGTTACGCTCACTTAGCACCAAAACATCTTTCAGAAGGACTAAGTATACTAGAGGGATAATTGTGGCGTAGCGTGTGGCGCAAGTAAGCGGACGTGATGAAACTGGTAAACATAATGGACTTAAAATCCATCGCCTTCAATGGCTTGCGGGTTCAAGTCCCGCCGTCCGCACCACACCATCGCACTTAAAATGTCTGGATGTCTTAGTACACTGGCGTTGATAGTTAAAATATCCCTGTAAATAAAGCAATCTATGGTACAATTTACATTTCGTGTACTTGTTACACCAGTGTAAGTACATTTCAACTAACGCCACAAACGTGGCGCAAAGGTGGCGTATGAACCCAACTATGGAAGACCAGATTAAATTGGAAGAGGAAATGGTACAGGCAGGAGCTGACCGTTACCTCAAGCAAATGGATACAATGCTAAGCAAGGGAATGGAGTCAAAAACCAAGCATGGACGTGCAATCATAGCGAGTGTTGTGCAGCCAGTAGCTGACAGAATTAGAGAAGCACAGAAGGAGAATGTACGCTCTAACATTGCGCTGACTTTACTTAAAGAAGCTCAACCAGAGCAGACAGCATTTATAGCATTAGTGGCTGTTATCGATGGCAGTTCATCACAGTTCACTTTGCACCGTATCAGTCGAAACGTAGGCACGTTTGTTGAGGATAATATGCGCCTTAACAAGTGGCATGAACTGAACAAGGAAGAGGCTTCCAGGATTCTTGATTTCTACAAGGATGACTACAAAGAACGCTACAAGCAAATGAGAGCGATTAACTACAAGCTTAACAAAGATGGCTTTGATGAAATCATGCCGCCTTGGAGCGATGAGCAACGCATTAAGGTTGGTATGCACCTGATTGACTACATCATAGTTGAGACAGGGATTATACGAATAAATACACATTTCGTTGCGCGAAACAAATCACAATCCTTTGTTGACCCAACGGATAAAACACTTGAGTGGATTAAGCACTTTAACGAAACAGCGATGATGCTGCGTCCTCGTTATGTACCTTCAATCATTCCCCCTAAAAAATGGACTGACGTGTTCGAGGGTGGCTACCACTCAGAAATATTAAACAAACTACCAATGGTGAGGGCGCATTAATGCAATTAGTTATAGTGAAATGGGTAGACATCGAGACACACGTTGGATGGTGTGAAGACTTAGCAGATGTTGAACCGCCAGTTTTTGAAACAGTTGGTTACCTAGTTAAGAAAACTAATAAGAAGCTCATCATCACTGACACTCAGCCACAGATAGGCAACGTGACAGTATTTCCGATGGGCTGTGTAATGGATATTAAAGGGGTAGTTTAATGCGGAAAAGCACTAGAGATTATTTTGAACGATTGAGAAAGTTTGACCTTAGCCAAGAGTTCAACGCTCTTAACGCTTTGCAAGAGACCGCCTGGAAAATCAATTGTCCAGTATTAAAGGTCATCCGTGAGACTTGGGATAGCGGCGAAGAATGGGCGGGATTACCGCCTAAGTTTGATGTACCGTTACCTGAGTACCCTTTTGATAAACAACCGTCTGAGATGTCAGATGGTGAGAAGGCTGACTTCAAAGCATGGCGTAAACGCCGTGGTGCTATCCATGAATTCAATCACAAGAATATGAGTAAACGTATTCAGATTGAGCGCACGTTGCAGTTAGCCGAAGACTACCGCAAATACGATAAGTTTTATTTCGTATGGCAAACGGATTTCAGAGGTAGAAAATATCCTGTGGAAAGCTTCATGTCACCACAGGTTGCGGATTGGGGTAAGGCAGCTATTACATTTAGTAAGGGCGTACCTATTAACAATCCAGAAGAAGCACAATGGTTAGCTATTCATGGGGCTAACCTATTCGGGTTAGATAAGGTATCTCTAGCAGACCGTGAGCTTTGGGCTTACATGAATGAAGACGAAGTCATTCGGACTGCTGAGAATCCTACTGACAATTTATGGTGGACTGAGGCTGATAAGCCTTGGCAATTTTTAGCATGGGTTTTTGAATGGTATGGACTTCTTAAAGAAGGTTACGGGTTTGTGTCACACTTGCCTGTCGCAGCAGACGGAAGCTGCAACGGGTTGCAAAATCTTTCTGCTATCCTGCGGGATGGTGAAGGTGGTAGGGCTGTTAATCTTATCGATGGCGATGTACCTGCTGACATTTATACTGATGTCGCTAATCTCACAATGAGCGTAGTAGAGCGTGAAGCTTTGAAGGGAGACCCGATGGCTTTGCGCTTTATGAAGTTCGGTGTAGACCGAGCGATGACAAAGAGACCATGTATGATAGTTCCCTATAGTGGGACGCTCATGGCTTGTAAGAAATATGTTTACGATGCGATGGAGTCAAAGGTTCAAGGTGGGGCGCATAACCCTTTTGAGAACTTGCGTGATGCCAGTTACTACATCTCTAAACATATCTGGGATTCAATCGATGGGGTTATTGGTTCTGCCCGTAAGGTTATGGATTACGTTAAGGATATTGGTGCGCTTTATAGTGCTGCTGATAAGCCGATGGAGTGGATTACCCCGACTAATTTCTTAGTTCGCCAGGCATACCCTGATACAACTGGGCGTAACATTCGCACTAAGATTGATGGGAGTATTGTTGCTGTACGTTATCACAAGGAAGTTGACGGTAAGATTAACAAATCTAAAACCAGAACAGGGGCTAGTCCTAACTTCATCCACAGTCTCGATGCTGCTCATTTAACTATGACAATCAATCGGTGCTACAAAGAAGGTATGACAGAGTTTGCTATGGTACATGACAGCTATGGTACACATTCTAGCAACATGGTTAGAATGAGTGAGGTATTACGGGAAAGTTTTGTTGATATGTACGAACAGAATGACGTATTGTCGGACTTACGATTACACGCGTGTAATAACCTCGGTACAGAAGATGTACCAGAACCACCTGCTAAGGGTGACTTAGAGCTTCGTAACGTGTTGAATAGTAAATACTTTTTTGCATGACTTTAACTAGGCATCTATTGCCAGAGATGCCGCTAATTACACTCAAGGAGAATTTATGGCGAAAAACTATAAAATTATTGAGGGCAAAGCTTTATGGGCTAAAGTCCTCAAGCCGGATACTAAATTCGTACCGGCAGGTGAGTACAGTATTGATGTACTTATCCCAGAAGAAAAGGCAGAAGAGCTGTGTGAGTACCTAGAAGGGTTGATAGATAACCAACTGAAAGAAGAGGTCAAGGCTAATCCTGGAAAGGCTAAAAGTCTGTCCACTCGCTCTGTTCGTGAACCTAACTATGACCAAGACGGTAATGAGACTGGCGAACTAAAGTTCCGTTGTAAGTTGAAGGCTCAAATTCAAGCCCGTGATGGTAAGACTTACAACCAGAAACCTATCGTTGTAGATGCTAAGCGTAACCCTGTCGATGAAGACATGGCTATCGGTAATGGCTCTACAGTTAAGGTTGCGGTAGAACCCTTCACTTACGTTATGGCTAGTACCAAACAAGTAGGCGTTACTCTTCGTTTGCGTGGTGTCCAAGTTATTGACTTAGTCGAGTATGGTAACAAGGGCGGTAATATGTTCGATGAAGAAGATGGTTTTGTAGCTGAGAAGCTAGAGAAGCAAGAAGTAAACTTCGATGATGAGGGCGATTATGCCGAGTCAGTTGAAGGGGACTTTTGAGCAAAGAGTCATCGGTAAACTACAGGAAAAGGGCGTTCCTTACGAATACGAACCTCATAAGTTAGAGTATTTCGTAGAACGCTCATACATTCCTGATTTAAAAATCGGTGACGTTTATGTCGAATTAAAAGGGTATTTCCGACAAGACGCTCAGAGAAAGATGAAAGCTGTTAAAGCACAACACCCTAAGCTTGATATTAGGTTTTTATTCCAACGTGCTTCAAGCCCCGTTCAGGGGGCTAAGAAGCGCAAGGATGGAAGCAAGATGTCATGTGCAGAGTGGGCTGACAGATACGGATTTCAATGGGCAGAAGGCGAGAATATCCCAACGGAGTGGTATAATGCCTGACTTATGGGAAAAAGTGTTTGCTCTTATGACTGACGTTATCATTGAAAGTGAAGAAGCTTTTAGTGATGAAGAAGTATTAGAGCTGCGTGATGCCTTGTATCGTTTAGCTGACAGGCTAGACATCGAGGTTGATGAAGAAGAGGTTGATGACTAATGGAACATGAACAGGATAGCGAACACCTCTACAAAGAGGGCTGCGATAATTGTGGCAGTAGTGATGCCAAAGGTGTATATTCGGACGGACACACATTTTGTTTTTCGTGTGAAACGTAC